ATGATGCGTAGTATTAAAGCTGGAATCACCGATGTACAGGATGGACATTATCATACCGTTGAAATGGATGACCAAGGCAACGGAGTTACTACATACGCATCCCATATGTCCAACCACGCTCATAAAATTATGGGCGGAGTCGTGATGGAGGCTGAGGGTCACTCGCATTCAATCACAATGACGGGTGTTCCAATTCATAACATGGAAAATGAGGAGTCTGTTAGTGAACGTCCTTTTAGTCCATCTGAGGAGGAAGCAATGTCTCAAGACAAAAATGAAGTTGTTGAAGAGGTTAAATCTGAGGAAAATTCTGAAATGGAAGTTGAAGTAAAAACTGATGCAGAAATAGAAGAAAAATCAGAGGAAATTTCTGAAACTCCCGAAACATTTGAAGCCAAAGCTGACGCCGAAGAAGTTGTTACTGAAGAAGTTGAAGAAAAGGATGATGAGGAAGAAGAATTTGTTGCAAGAAATCCTAACGAATCAATTCCTATGATCAACTTACTCTCAGCAGACTCAGAAAAACTTCAGCATGGTGATTTAGTAAATTACAACGAAAAAATGTTTAGGGTAACTAAAATCGCAACGGGCCAAAGTCCAATCTTTAAATTTTTAGAGGTTGACGCTAACGGTCAAGACTGTGATAATGTTCTTAATGTTAAGGCAGACGACATTTCACAAGTCGAAAAAATTGAAACTAAAGCTAGTGAAGAAGACCAAGGATCCGTAGATCAGTCTCAGGAGCTTCACATAAAATCTACAAAGGAGAATGAAATGGCTGAGCAAGTCGTAGATACACCAATCGTTCTCGATACAGGCGCATCTGAAAAGAAAGCCCAAATCGAAAACGTTAAAAAAGAAGCTGCTCCATTAAGAGCAGAAGTGTCTGAACCTCAAGTTGCAGAGCTAGTAGAAAAAACTGGTGAAGCTATCGTTAAAGAGGCTGAAGTCGCAGATCAGCAAGTGCTTGTAAGAGAAACACACGCAGTTGCGCAAACTTCACGTGAATCTGAGCAAGTTGCAGAACTTAAATCAGAGATGAACAAATACAGAGAAGAAATTGCAGCGTTACAACGCTCTAAAATGCAATATCAAGAGAATCAAAGAGCTAATTCTCAATTCTCAGAAAAAGATATGGCAAACGCTGTATTAGTTGCTAAATTATTGAATAAACGTGACGTATTTGATACAAAAATGGGTCAACGTATGAAAGCTGTTACTACAGTAGATCAATTCTTAAGCAATTTTTCTAGTAACATTTATACCGAGATGGAACAGCAATTAGTTGTTGCTCCACTATTCAACCGTATTGCAGTGGATGCTAAAACTTTTAGAGTACCAGTTGCAGACGAAGATACAGACGGTGATGTAGCACAGTTCGCATCAGGAACTTTTGCTACAGGTATTGCAGACGGAACTAGAGTTCCAACTTCAAACCAAAATACCATTGCATCTGTAGACTTTACACCGCATAAGTTTATGGCAACTACTCACCTTGCAAAAGATGAGGAAGAGGACACAGTCCTTCCATTACTTGACTTTTTACGTGCAGCAGCTACACGTCGTTTAGCTCGCGCAATTGATAAGTCAATCTTACGTGGAACTGGAGCTTTAACAGGCTTTACACAGTCTCCAACTAATGCAATTACTGCAGGTACAGGTTTTACTTCAGTAATTGAAGGTATCACTAATCTTACTGACGATGTAGGAGCTGGTCTTACAGTAGATACAGGTTCTGCAAACGATAAAGCTGATCCTTCAGATATCGCATCTGCAAGAACAAAACTAGGTAAATATGGTCTTCAGTTAGGCGCAGACTTAGTCTACTTAACTTCAATTGAAGGTTATAATAACTTAGTAACAACTTCAGATTTCCAAACTGTTGATAAGTTTGGTCCGAACGCAACATACTTAACTGGTTCAGTTGGTGCCGTATACGGTATTCCGATTGCAATTACAGAGTTCTTAGATAATGTTGGTACTACTGGTAACGACATTGGTGCTCTTATATATAAGCCAGGCTTTATGATTGCCGAAAGACGTGGTATCGAGATCGAGAGTGAATATGAACCACGCCAGCAAGTCACTGCTATGTACATGTCAACACGTTTTGACTTTAAAGCATTGACTACTAATGCAAGTAACGCATTGGATGCTACAAAGTACCCATATGCAAGTACTATTGAAGCTGGTTAATAGCAATTAGTTATATACTAACTACTTTAGGGGGAGGCGGGCAGCCTCCCCTTTTTATTTAAGGAGAAAATTATGAGCAGTATTATACCTGAAGATATTAAAGATATTGAAGAAGCCAGAAAATGGTTACATAAAAGAGGCTACAGTATAGTCTTAGCAGAAGAAGAATTAGCTAAATGGGAAGGACCCCATGATGGCGATGAGGATAACGAAATCGAAGACATCGAAGATGATGAAATGTTAGCCTGGGATGATGAAGATGAGGATGACGAAGAAGATGAGGACTGGGATGACGATGAAGATTCTTGGGACGATGAAGATGACGAAGAAGACAAATAAGTAAAGAAGGGCGAATCTTATGGCAGATAGATTAGAAGAAAACTTGGGTAAGTATCCTTATGTTACCTTAGACCAAGTAAAAGATTATCTTTCAATTTCAAGTACTACAGCTGATGCTAGACTGTCTAATGTAATTAACTATGCTACAGGCATGGTTGAGCATTATATTGGACAAGAAGTGTTAGCCAATGACTACGTAGAGATATTTGACGGAGGTAAAACTTCTGTTATGGTATCTCGATTACCTTTATCTAATGTTTATCAGGTAACAGAGTTTAACGGAGAAGAAGATCAAGTATTAGACGATCCATCTACCATAGGAAGGCCTAATAAATCTGTCACTGATGAAGTGACTCTTACTTTTAAAAATGATACACATTTAAATGCAAAAGTTAAAAACTTCGGAAAATCTAGTCTTGAAGTTGCGAGTGCAGATTTTGTAGAAAGTGGAACTGTGACAGATGGGTTAAAATTTGAAGAGGGTGATTTTACCATTGAGATGTTTATTCGTGTTAATGGATCGAGTTTACCAGAACAAGAGCTATTTTCAATTAATACAGATGCTTCAAATTTCATGCAATTTTCTGCGAATGGAGCAAGTGGTTTAAAATTTGTAAGTACAGTAGGAGGAGTCGCCACCACAGTTAATGGTGCAAATACTAATATACAAACACAACAATTTGGTCAACGCGAGTTTGCACACGTTGCTGCATCATTCAACGCACAGACACAAAAAATGTTTTTATTCTATAACGGAAATAATATAACAGGCTCTAGCGGAGAAACATTTGCTGTAAGCAATAATACTTTTACTACGAATGTTAGAATTGGAACTAATTTTGCAGGATATATAGATGAATTAAGAATATCTGAAAAAGCAAGATATTCAGCAAATTTTAGCACACCAACAAAAAGATTTAGACCTGATCAAGAAACTGTAATGCTTGTACATTTTGATGGTAAAAATAATACAACTGAGGCTAAAGATGTACATAACGCTGTTAGTGAATACACTTTTACCAGAGATATGGGTGAAGTAACTAGAGATGTAGGGTCAGTCGGAGTTAGAGGAACCTACCCAACAATTAGAAATAATTATCCATCATTAACATTGTCAGGTCCCCCATCTTTTCAACCTTTTCCTTCAGGAGTAAAAGTTGAGTACAGAGCAGGATATGAATCAACAGAGGTTCCACAAGATTTACAAATGGCTACTCTTGATGTTATAAAATTAATTTATAAACAAGACCAAGAAAAAAGAGGATTCTCTTTTGAAGGTGAAAGAGGTGATAAATATCCTCTTGCAGGCAACTTTCCTCCACATATTAGAAGGATTTTAGATTTATATAGAATCGTGCAATAATGACAAAAATTAATCCTTTATCAATAAAAATAGATGGATTAGATTTAAAACTTGGTAACATTGAACCTTTTGTCGCCGCTGAAAAACGCGTAACTATCGCTCAAAGAAACCAAATTACTCGTTATATATCTGATTACCTATCTGAAGAAATTGGTTTAGGACGTAAAATGTCTTCTGCTTCAATGGCAAAGTATTTAACTCCTGAAACAGCACCTGACGGTCAAATAAATACTGATCAGTTTTTTAACCTTACAGGTATTAAAGTAAGTCAAAGTTCTGTACTAAAAGATGAGGCAGGAGCAGCCACTTTTGAAACAAAAATCGGTAAAGTTGGTGGTGATGTTTCTTTTACAGCTATTGATGTTGGAGGTAAAACTAACTTACCAGGATTTCAAAAAATTGCTCAGGCTACTCAAGACTTAGGTACAACTAACATACTAGGTATAAAAGCTTTCAAATTTTTAGAATCAGCTCCAGAGGTTAAAAATGAATTTAATCGTTTAAAAGGTGCTTTATCAGAGAAGATAGAAAACCTTTTACTAGTCAAAATTGTCGATGCAGATAAGGGTAAACGAACTGAGTTAAGTTTTATAAAAAATCCTCTTAAAGGTTTAGATTTTAATAATCCTAAAACATTTACTGATTTTATCTCTCTTAGAATTAGACCTAGAACAAAAAGCGTTGATGGATCTTCTGAGAGAGTTGTAACTGCTTATAGAATAGAGGCTAAAGCAACAAGTAAATTACTAAAATCTTTTGATTCAAAAAGAATTACTGATAAAGTTATAAAAGCTCACACAAACGCTTATTCAACAGGCTTACAAAAATATATTTTTGGCAGATTAGATACTTTTGTTAGAAGAGCTAAGACTAGACCAAACAATGAACAAATCAGAGCAATAGCAGCTTATACTGTTGCTTTAGCAAGAGAATTTGAAGCAGGTGGACAAACACCTTTAACAACAAAAACAGGTATTAGAGTTCCTTCACTAGCTATAAAACCTGGTATTTTAAAAATAATTCCTAGTAAAAAACGTGAACGTCAACGTCTCATTTCAGGAGTTCAATTGACTCAGTTAGTCCAACGTAGACTCGGTAAAACCATGAGAAAATTTGGCAAGCCACAAACACCAGACTTAACTGAACGTACAGGACGTTTTAGAACTAGTGTTGAGATAATAGCTAATTATAGAAAAAATGTTATTGCTTATAGGTACAATCCAATTTATGATAATTTAGATAAATATGGATATAAACCTTCAGAGCAAGTAGGAAAAGCGACTCGTGAAGTTGTACAAACGTTATTTGCAAGGGCTTTTAGCATAGTAAAGGGTTAAAATGGCATCAAGAAGAAAAGAAATTGTACAGTATATTGTAGGACAATTAAAAAATATTGATGGACAAACTTCGTCATATGACGCATCATATACCTATAATAATAATTTATTTGAAAATGTATACAGAAAATTAAAATTTTTAGATGAAGTAAACGACTTTCCTGCGGTTTATGTATCAGCGGGGACCGAAATAAGAAACTTCAATTCTAAAGATTTGACGGTAGCAACATTAGACGTTACACTAAGAGCATATGTATTTGGAGAAGATAATTCTCAAAGTCTAGCCGATGACCTAGTTCAAGATATTGAACACGTTATATATTCATTGGAGGATAAATCGGATATTGGAATACAGGATATAACCATAGACAATATTTCAACTGATGAAGGTTTAGCACATCCATACGGTCTAGCGGAAATAGAATTGACTACAGTCTATAGACTAAATAATTAAGGAGAAAGACATGGCATCTCTTAATCTACAGAGAAATTCAGAAGTGTTCTTTTCAACTGTTGATTTAATCAACGGTGCAGCAGTTACATCTATGACACCAACTAATACTTGGAAAGTTGAAGTATTAGCAGGTTTTGCTGTAACATCATCATCTGCAACACAAGATATCACTTCATTGGAGTCTGGTACAGATCCCGACAGATCACAACAGCGTTTTAATACTGCTATTAATCCTGTTGACTGGAACTTCCAAACTTATTTAAGACCGACTGGTGTTGAAACTGGAGCAGAAGTAAACACTACAACTGCAAAAACTAATAACACTGGAAATGTTAAACCAGTTGCTGATTGGTTTTTATGGCAATCAATGGTTTCAAACACTAAAGTTGCTGACGGAACTGAAGAAAATTCAGTTTGGGCATCAGGAGGTAAGTTACAAACTACTACTGTAGCTGCTGGTACTGGCTCATTTCCAAGTAAATCTAACTTTTCAACAGCAACTGAAAATCATATGTACTTTAAATTAGATAACGTTGTATATCAGGTATCTAATGCAACAGTGAACCAAGCTACAGTTGATGCAGGAATTGAAGAAATTGCTACAACAACATGGTCAGGTTTTGGTACTACATTAAAAGAAATTACAGGTGTTCCACGTAATAACGCTATTTCAGTGTTTGGTGGAGTATTAAATGACGGTTCAACTGTGACTGCTAATTCTACTACTGAGAATGCAACAGTAACTGCATCCTATCATTCATTTGCACAAATGAATGTAGCTGGTGCAACGGGCACAAACTCATTTATTAAGAATCGTTTAAGTACAATTGAGTTTCATCACCAAGCATCTGCTGGTGGTTCAGATGAGAAGTTTACCTTCCCAGTTACTGCATTAAGTTTTGATTATAACAATAATATTACTTATTTAACACCAGAAGAACTTTCGTCTCTTAACGAGCCGATTGGTCAATTTACAGGTTCACGAGCTGTAACAGGTTCAGCAACTATGTATCTTAGAACTGGTGACTTAGAATCTGCAGGATTTTTACGTAACATTTCAGAAGATTCAAGAACTTCTTCAGCACAAACATCTAATGCTAACTTGATAATTGGTGGAACAACTGCACCTTATGTAGCATTTCAATTAGATGCTTGTCAGTTTGAATTTCCACAAATTGCAACTGATGATGTTATATCTATGTCAGTTAACTTTGTTGCACAAGAAACTACTGCTACCAAAGGCGATGGTGGAGAAGTAACAATATTTGCAGCTAAAACATAAGCTGAATGATTCTGAGGGGGGTCATTAATTTTTTAACCATGAGTGCTCATCACTTGCAATTCAGGTCCCCCCTCACCTAAGAAGAGCAGATATGTGATGAGCACTTTTTATTTGAGGGGAAACTATGAGTAAAATCAAAAATATGATGGCAGAGAAATCTTCAATCTGGGTAGACTATCCAGATGTAGACGGCTTTTCTGTTAATCTCAACTACTTAACTCGCGAAGACTTAATGAAAGTCAGAAATTCGAGTCTTACCTATAAATTTAATAAACGAACTCGTCAACGAGAAGAGGAAGTTGACAATGATCGTTTTTTAGAAAACTA